GTCGCGACAATCAGGAAGGCCCACGATTTGTTGTCGAAAATCGACCGGCAGCGCTACAGCAGCGACGGCGAAGCCCAGGTACGGCTGGCATTCCGCGCCGAATGGCCAAGCGCCGAGCAAATCGAGGCCGCGCTGAACGAGTGGCATCGGATCGGGGGTCAACTTAGGACCGCATACCAGGCTCTTGCGGAGCCGGCTCGGCTGTCGCGCCGGCGCCCGGAGGACGCAGGAATTCCGTAGGTCTCCAGCTGGCAGGGCTGATGAAGCTGACCTTCGACCCATCCTCAGCGATGGCTGAGAGGACGATCCCGGTGATCCACAGGCGCGGCCAGCACCGGTTTTCGGCGTCGCCGAATGCCTCGAACGCCGCGCACTCAAGAAGCTGCTCGGCCGTCAGCCCTTCGGCACCCTCGGCTTCATAGGAAACCTGGACGCCGTGCGGGGGTTCCACACGTTCGTATAAGGCGACAGGAATGGTAAGCGATGCGGGCATCCGTGGCTCCTTGGGTGAGCGACGGATGGGAGATTATCGCGGTAATTTTACCGCGTCAACATTAAAGACGGTAAAATTACCGCTATTTGTTTTCCCTTGCGTTGCTTACGAAGCCATCATCAACCTCGATGCAGGGGTCTTCTCCGGAACCTAAGAGCGTTGTGCGCGTGCATAGCGTGGCAGTGCCAACAATGGTCATGCCGCCGCAACCGTAGACGCCATAGGCTATAAGTTTTTCTCGGCAGTCCAAGAAACGCAGGCGGCTTTCACGAGTGGCCTTATCGGTCAAGAGCCCGATCGTAACCGGGTTGTCCGAGGTGCCCGCAACCCAGAGCCGCTCATTGTTCGCGCTCGCCATATAGGTGCCCGTCACAGAGACTTTGGCGCCTGCGGCGGCCAGGCTGCTGCCATCCACTTTGAAGACTTTGCCGGTCATGGAGTGATATGGGCTGACGGGTGGTGCGACCTGCGATGCAAGCCGGGCGGCCCCTTTTCCTTCAGTTAGAGCGAACCGAACAGCGGCGGTAAGCTCGAGCTCGTTCTGGGATATTTCCTTCGGAATTGGAGGCATCACCGCGCCATCCACCATGCCTGAAATCGAGTCGTCGAGGTCCTGATAACCCGTGCTTTCTGTAAGCGAGTGGCTAAGCACTCTGCCAGCGCGATCGATCCTGAACCGAAGCGTGGCCTGCCCCTGTTCGCCGGCCTTCCACGCCGACTCCGGATAAACCTTCCTGTCTTCCAGCCACATCTGTATCCGTTTTTGATAGGCGGATGTTGCATCATCAGCCAAGACATTACCCCCGTCCGCCAAGGCCGGAGCAATTAGGCAGAGAATAAAGAGCAGTTTCTTTTGAGTATTCATAGGTTTCTACCTTGGGCTCATCTGCGTAACTCTAGCAGCCCATTCGATTTGTGCCTCTTCGATAGGGTCTTCGCGCTCGGATACAAGTTTGAACAGTCCGGCGTGGCTGCCCCTCTCAATTTTCTTTATCAACGTGCGGCCATCCGCGGTCCCGATTACGCATAGATGTCCCAAAAGGTCATTGGTCACGGGCGAGCGGACGTCGTCGAAAAAGGCGTACCAGCGGTCAAACATCCGTCCAAGGCTTTGTCCCCGAATCTCTATCGCTCGCGTATATGGGGTGGCACCGATCGGCGCTTCAACCTCGTCTAAATCCTGTTCCGGCAAAGTGTAAAAATGAGTTGTCGCGCCGGCGCCGGCATAGCCGACAACCCGCGACATAGGTTTTTTGGGCTGAAACTCCGTCGCCTCGTCGAGTTCTTCGGGGCCGGAAGCATCAAGAAGCCACGCGATCGTTGTGCTGAGTACCGGCGCCAGCGCAGCTATCGTCTCAACGTTAACTCCGGTTCGTCCCTCATCGACGGCGCGACGCATATTTCGGACGGCGTCAGGCTTTTTGGCCTTTTTCGAAGCCGCGTGGGGAGTGAGGTTAACCTTCTTTAGCCGGCGCTCGATACGGGCCAGTATTTCCTTCAGTTCCATGCCGGTAGCCTGACCGGAAGGAGAGATTTCTGCATTCGGTAAGATTGCCGTTGACATGTGCGGTAAAATTACCGACGATTTGTGGATGGCAAGCATCGACCAGCTCCTTTCCGTCGCGCGGACCTACGCTGCGGCTGAGGCCGCGGAACTAAGCACGATCAGCTGGCGAGCGATGGGCGACACCAAAAAGCTGTCGGCTCTCGAAGACGGCGCTGACATCCAGGTCCGACGTCTTGAGCGGACGATGCAGTGGTTCTCAGACCATTGGCCCGATGACCGACCCGACGTACCCTGGCCCGCCGGCATAGACCGTCCCGTTCGCGCGCCGGTCGTAAGAGACGCCCCTCAAAAGGCAGAGGCCGCCTGATGCTTCGTCGCCTCATGCGCCGCCTCGCCTTTGGGCCAATTCGTCAGCTTTCTCCTGTACGGATACCGCCGCTCTTTCCAGGTGAAGGCGCGCCGCCATCGCCATGCGCAGGTTCTCCGGCCGTGTCGCCGGCTGCGCCTCTGCCGAAGCGAGGGCGGCATCCATGAGTTCGCTGGCTTGCTCGCTGCTCAGCGTCCCGCGCACCATGAGCGCCTGCACTGTCGCGATCGAAAGCGTGAACGCCGCGGCGGCCATGCCTCGGAACCACTCGCGGTCGGTGAATTCGTCCATTTCCGTTCTCCTTCATTTCGATCGTCACGCCCCCCAAAAGGCAGAGGCCGCCTGATGCGTTCCATCAGCATCTTCGGGCGCATGACGGCAATTCGCATTGCCGACGACGGGTCACTAGCCATGATCCAGCTGCCGCGCCCGGGCGACCGTGTCATCGAGCAGTTGTTCGAGGTCCTTGATGGCCTTCCCGAGGGCGTCGGCCTGCTCATCGAACGGGGCACCGCCGATATTCGTATTGCGCAAATAGACGCCGGTTGCCGCGCGCGCCTCCGCGATGGTCGCGTCGTCGAGATTGTTGGTGGCGATCAGCTGCGCGGCGAATTCCTGCATGCTGAGGACGAGCGCGCCCAACTGAATAAAGCTGACTCGCGCTTCGCGTCCAAGGCGGCGGGTGAACCAGGACTTCATCACCTTCTCCTTCTGCCGGTCATCGCCCCTCAAAAGGCAGAGGCCGCCTGATGGCCGACACCTGGCGCCATCGGCTCATCGCTTTTGCGGACCCCGAGACCGGTGCTTGGGGTAAGCCTTGGAGCCCGTTTCCTCGGCAACCCCAAGCAGGATGCGCTGAAGCATCGCCTCCCGTGGATCGTCCGCAGGCATCGACTGGACCTTGTTCGAGAGTTTCTGAACCAGGGAGCGCCGGTCAATGACGCCGCGCTCGATCAACTCCTCGGCCAAAACCAGGAACGCCATCCGGTGCGCCTCAAAGAAGGCGCTCAGGTGCAACCAGTCGTCATCGTCCATTCGTTACATCCCCTTCTGTTTCGCAGCCTCAGAGGCCGCCTGATGGCCGCGCTCGGATCCGACGGCTGGTACAACCGCGTACACGCCGAGCTCGTCGCCATGCTTGGTCTCCCCGATCCAAAGGTCAGTGCCGTCGAGTGGGGTCGGTTGCGCCAGCAGTTGTCCCGATTATCAGTTGCCGAAGAATCGTCCCCTGCGGCCCCTTCTTATCGTCATCGGACAGGCTGGCGAGAGCTCCCTCAAGTGCGACTTTCGCTTCCTGCGCGGGCAGTGCGCCTTGTTCGTCGAGCTTTCGAAGGATCGCGGTGATGGCGATCTGCTGCCCGGCAAACGTTGCCGCGAAATCAAACATGAGTTTCTCGTGGTTCTGCATTTTCAAAACCAGGCTGAGCAGCGGTTCTTGTAGGGCTCCTAGCCGGCTTTCGATGCTGTCGATGTGTGCCATCAGAAGCTCGAGGCTAAGGGGCGGCCTGCGTTCGTTCATTAGCGGTTCTCTCCGTCGCCGATCTGCTCCCCCAAGCATATCCGGCGATTGTTTCACGCCCGCACAATTGTGCGAGCGAACAACTGCATCGGCCTGATCTAAAAGGAAAAAGGCCTTGGTGTTTAACGACTGTCGCTACCCCGAGCTAACGCTCGCCGTGCGGCAAGTCGTCGCAGACTTCGAGGTCGAGTCCCCCAACTCGACCATCAGGAAGCGCCAGGTGAAGGCGGCCCGCGTGTTGGGTCTCACCCTCAACCGGCTTCTCGGATGGTGGCACGGGAGGGTTCGATATGTTGAGCTCGAAGAAGGCGAAGAACTCAGGCGTCGCATCGCTATCTGGCGCCAGCGCCGCGCCGACCTCGACGCCGCCCAGACGCAGTTGGATACGGCGCGCGCTCGCTTCGATAGCGAGGCTTCCCGGCTTGTGGCGCGCCTGGCGCCGCCGCGAGATCGCCCAGCGCCGCCTCGATCGCGCCGAGCGGCGAAGTAATCACCGTCCCTTTCTAGGCGCCTTCCCCCAGCTTGACCCCGACGACCAAGCCTACCTGATCGAGCGCGGGTTCTTCCCTGGTCGAGAGCCGGCATGATGGCCGCCCTCAAGCGCCGCTTCCGTGCTCTGGCCAATGGCGGGATATCCCCGATAGAGGCAACCCGGCGCGAGGAAGCGGTAGCGCGGGCACAAGCTGGCGTTGACCCGGTCAAGGTGCTGCCGCCGGCGATGCCGCATTTTGGCGGCCCTGTGGCGCTGGTGCCTGATGCAGTCGAGGTTTCGGACGCGCGGTGCCTTGACGGGCATCCGGTCAGTAGGTTTGGCGCGCCTTGTGCAGTTTGCGATATCGCGCTGAAAGAGCGCTTGCGGGCGCGGGCGATGATCCCGCCCGTCATCACCGTCACCATCAGCGGCGCCCCGCATTCCGGCAAGTCTGTCCTCTCCCATGTCCTCATAAGCGCCCTTGCGGCTGAAGGCATTGTCGTCACCGTAAAGGATGAGCTTCGCCCGCTCCGCTGGAGAGGCCGAGGGGGTGCGCTCGACAACCTGATCGACCGGGGTGTTTCGGTTGTCCTGGTGAAGCGGGAAGCCGAAGTCGAAGATCGAAAGGCCGTCTGATGGATTGGCCTATTGCCTTCGTGATCGTCGGCTGCGTGGTGGCCGTCGCGATCGTCATCGTCGGCTTGGCCGCGGTTTGCGCCTTCCGTGCGATCGTGAAGAGTTTCCACGCCGATGATGCTGCGCCCGGCAAGAAGGCCGCCTACCGACCGCCGCGTAGCAGAACCGACTGGCTGCCTTCCGAGCCGCCGCCACAACGCACCGCCGGTCGTAAACCGCGATGACCGCCGCCGCCCTCAGCCTGATGCTCCTCACCGCCGGGTATCCCCCAGCCCAGGCAGACGCCGTGCACACCTTTATGTGCCGGGCAACCTGTAGTGACAGAAACCCGGCCCATCGCCTGACCGCAGACCTAAATCCCTGCGCTAATTCGAGATATGGCGAAGGGTTGGTCGACGCCACCAGAGAGCTCCGCGGGGAACTGCATCGCGTCGCCAGCTTGACGATGCAGGCAGGCGCCGGATCGCGGGAAACCTGCATCCCCGCGGAGGTTCAGATCGCCTTCCTCAAAGAGGCGTTCCCGCGTCACTACCCGGCCTGCGCGGCCAGGTTTGTCGCCGGTGATCTAGCCGCCTTTCAGCGGTGCTGGGGTGAGGGGAAAAGCCGATGAAACACCTGATCCTCGAAGCCCTCCACGACCCCGACGTCTGGCTCTGCCTGGGCGGGGCTTGCCTGGTTCTCTTCCTCGAACTGCGGGCCTACGGCTTCCTCTCTAAGCCCCTCTGGTATCGAAGGTGGAAACGTCACCGGGCGTGGTCTCAGACTCCGGTCACTCCGAATGAGCCCTTTGTCGAGTTTACCGGAGCGGGCCGATGACGCTGGACCCGGTATGCCCTGGCTGTGCGGCGAACGGGGACGGCAGCTTCACATGTTGGGGCCAGAACGACCGCCGCTGCCAGGACCGGCGAAAGGTGGATCGTGGCCCGCGAGAAGCCGGACGAACTCTGCGCCGGCGGTTGGCGCGCCGCCTCCGGCTCTTCACCGGAGGGAACGGCTGATGTGCATTGTCGATGAATGTAGCGGCGACGGCCCGGAAGTGAGCGCGGAGACGACGCCGATTGCTCGCAAGCCGCACATATGCGGCGAGTGCCGGCGCGAGATCGAACCCGGCGAGCGCTACCGCCGCGTGTTCATGGTCTGCGACGGCGACGCCTCTACCTATCGCTCCTGCCGGCACTGCATGGTGGCGCAGGAATGGCTGAGTGCCAATTGCGGCGGCTATGTCTTCACCGCGGTCGCCGAAGACATCCACGAACACATCGGTGAATACCCCGCACTCGCCGAGGGCCTGCAGTTCCTGCTCAACGGGATGCGTGGGCGCTGGCGCGATGAAGCCGGTCGGGTAGCGCTTCACCTTCCGGTACTGCCGCCGAGCATCGCCTCCGTCATCAAGGAGCCGGTGCATGCCTGAAGTAGGCGGCATAGCCGGCGACCACCTCAAATCGTTTGTCGAGCGGATCGAGCGTCTCGAAGAAGAGAAGAAGGCGCTCGGCGGCGACATCAAGGAAGTCTACGCCGAGGCCAAGGGAACAGGCTTCGACCCGAAGATCATGCGCATGCTCATCAAAGAGCGCCGCATGGACAAAGACGCGCTCGACGAGCAAGAAATGCTACTCGACGTCTACCGCCGAGCGCTCGGGATGCTCGCCGATTTGCCGCTCGGCGAGAGCGCCCTGAGGCGAACCAAGGCCCTGCGCGGAGAAGTCGAGAAGTTCGTCAATAGCGTTCCGGACGGCACCTCGACCTCGATTACCGTCAACGGCAAAGGCGTAAAGATCACCAACAAGGGCGGCAAGAAGACCGTCGAGCCGGTCGGAGCCAAGGCCTAGGCCATGCCCGACAAGCCCCTCCTTCCCTGGAAGCTCATCCGCAAGGGCTCACCCCCTATGGGCTTTCTCACCCTGGAGCTGGCCCAGCGCTTCTATGACCGGATGCGGTTCAACCGGGCCCAGGACAGCGATGCGACGGTGTTCGGTCCGGGGGGGAAGGAATGGCGCTGCGGACGGTTCCGCGCCCAACAGTGGGCCGAGGTCTTCGGTGAGCGCCGCACCCCGGCTGTCGAGCGCGAGGATGTCGAGGCATGACGCCGGCCGCCGAACCCCTCGATCCCGGTCCGCTGCCGGAGCTGGCCTGGCTTCCCGTCGCCAAGCTCTCGGTCGACGAGCGCTACCAGCGCACCTTGAAGACCAAGCCAAGCGAAAAGCACGTCGAGCGCATCGCCGCCAATTTCTGCTGGGCGCGCTTTGGCGCGGTGCTCGCGGTCAAGTCGGGTGACGGCTGGCTGGTGATCGACGGACAGCACCGGGTTGAAGCGGCCAGAGAGCGGGGTTTCCTGCAGGTACCGGCGGTCGTGCTGGCCGCGGCTGACCTGGCGGAGCAAGCTTCGACCTTCGTCTATGCCAACCGCGCCCGAGTCCCGGTTTCGGCTCAAGCCCTCTTTCACGCGCTGGTCACCGCCTGCGATCCCGAGGCACTCGCGATCGCCACGGCGTGTGAGACGGCCGGCATCAAAATCGAGAAGCACAACAAGGCGGCCAACCAACTTGGAGCAGGCCATACCGCCGCTGCGCCGGCGCTCCTGCAGATACTGCGACGTTTCGGGGCCGGGGTCATGGCGCGGGCCGTTCACACGCTCAGCCACGCCTTTGGCTCGGAACCGGGCGCGCTGCGCGGTTCGTTCTTTCATGCAGCGGCAGCGTACCTCGCCGGCACCTCGGATGACGTGGCGCTCGTCGCGGCGCTGAAAAGGGTCGGCTGGCAGCAGCTCGAACGGATCGGCGCAGCTGCCGGCGGCGGTCAGTTCAGCCGGATCAACGCGATCGCAGCCAAATTGCGCGAGGTCTCGGTAAGGTTTCAGGAATACCCAGAGAGGCGGTCTGGTACGGCCCGCGAGGCTCCCAGCACCGGTATGAGGGACGGCACAGCGCCGGCGGCGGTCCAAACGCCAACGGCGGCTTCCGTAGGGGCTAAGCCCGCCGCCTCGCCACCATCACGGCCCGTTGTCCCGCACGGGGCCCATCGTCGCCCGATCAGAACCGCCAAACCAGCCAAGCCGCAAATCGTCACGCCCGATCAAGCCATGATCGACAAGTTCATCGCCGAGAGGGGTGTCACCAAGCTGCCCGGTGTCGGTTCGCCGGAAGCCGCAACCATCGCGCCACTGGAATGGGACCGCAAGAAGGGCAAGTTCACCCGCGGGGCCGGCGCATGAGCCGCTACCAGCTCGGCCCTGCCCTCGGCGGCGATCCTCCCTACTGCATCGTCTATGACGACCTCTCTCCCTCTTATCCCATTGCGGTGCATGGGCCCAACGTCGTCGTCGCGGAGGAAAGAGCCAGAGAGCTTGTCGCCCGTCTCAACGACCGCGGCTTTCCCGAATGGGTCGAAATCATCGAGCCGGAGTTTGAAGGGCTTTTGAACCTTTCGGCGCTGCGGGAAGCGACTGCAAACGTCATCCCCATCGGTCGGGTGCGCAAGTGAGCACGCGCATCCTTATTGGTCACGTCCTCGACAAGCTCGCCGAATTGCCGGCCGAGTCGGTGCAGTGCTGCGTAACCTCGCCGCCCTATTTCGGGCTGCGCGACTACGGGATCGAGGCGCAAGTCTGGCCCGATGGCTGGACCGGATCATTCGGCCTAGAGCCGACCGTTGATCTCTATATCGAACACCTCGTCGAGGTGTTCCGCGCGCTGCGCCGGGTGCTGCGGAGGGACGGGACGCTTTGGCTTAACCTGGGGGATTCTTATTCCAGCGGCTCGCGCACCACGCGTGATACCGCGGCATTCAACAAAGGCAACGTCGGCGCTGGCATTTCCTTTAGGCCGGGAAATTCTGACAAAAACAAAGGCGCCAGCAATCGCGACGGTGTCTTTGTTGCTGGTTCGAAACCGAAAGACTTGCTCGGCGTGCCCTGGCTCGCCGCTTTCGCGTTGCGCGCCGATGGCTGGTGGCTGCGCCAGGACATCATCTGGTCAAAGCCGAACCCGATGCCAGAGAGCGTCACCGACCGGCCGACATCGGCGCATGAGTACCTGTTCCTGCTGAGCAAGAGCGCCCTATATCACTTCGATGCCGAGGCCATTGCTGAGCTTTCCGCCTACCCTGGCGATGCAAGACATGAGCGCACGGAAATCCGGCGATGACGAGCTCATCGGTGTAACCCCAGCGGCGGTTAGGGAGGCGCTTGCGGTAGGGGGGCTTCATGCGACCTCCGCGAAGAGGCCGGCGTCAGCTTCGATCCGGCGGCGCGCGATGGCGCGCGTCCCCGAGACCATCGATGGCCCGGCCATCAAACCAGCATCGGCCCTCGGTGCGGCGATTGATCTTGTGGCCCGATATGAACTGGAGCGGAGCAATGCCTGACCGACCGGAACCGCTCACCAAAGAGCGCCGCAAGACGCATGGCGAGTGGGCCGATACCGCCCGAATTGCCAACCTGCTGAAGCAGGTATTACACGGCGAGATCGACCGGCTCGATGCCGAACTCGGAGCCGCCCGCACTGAAGCGCTCGGCCAAATCATGTTCAAGATCGCCCGCATTATCTCCGGCGATCCGAACCACGCTGATCATTGGCTCGACATTGCGGGGTACGCCCTCCTCGGCAAGGGCGGTTCGGAATGAACATCGCCCAAGCCAAAGGCATCCAAATCGACATCGACAAGGATTTCGACGTGCAGATCGTCATGCCCCAAGTGTGTGGGTGCTGCGCGACCTTCGGCTTTGTTTCGGCCGAACGAGCCATCGCACTCGGTGAACTGCTCGTCCGCCTCGGCAATGAAGCAAAGCAGCACCTCGCCATCGGCCCGGTCGTGGGGTCGGCATGACCGTCTATGTCGACGACGCCTTCATCCCGTTCTACCGGGGCATGAAAATGTGCCACTTGCTCGCCGACAGCGACGATGAATTGCACGCGATTGCCGCGGCGATCGGCATGCGTCGCGAGTGGCATCAGAACGGTATGAGCGGATCGCACTACGATGTAGGCGTCGGCAAGCGAACGCTGGCGCTCCAAAACGGCGCGGTTCCGATTACCGTCCGGCAAGCCGCGATGATGACCCGGCATCGCCGCAAAACCGGCGTGCTCGGCCCGCCTGATCCCTACTACGGCAAGGATTACGATCCGTCGAAGCCGCGCCCCGTTGAAAGCGTCGGCGCATGAACGCCTGCCGCGCCCCTCTCTGCCAAGCCGAAGTCCCGGCGGGTAAACCCTTCTGCCCTTCCCATTGGCGTCTCGTCCCCAACCGTATGCAGAGCCGTTTCTACCACGCCCGCACTTCTGAAGATCGCGAGTCGGCTATCACTGCCGCCAGTCTCGCTGCGGATGAAGCCGAACACGGCGGGAGGCTCTTGTGAGCGTCATCAAATACTCCGGCCCGTGGACCAAGGCCGAGGACGCGATCCTGGTCTCGCACGGCCGAGCGCTAGCTATGCAGACCCTGCTCCGCCGCCTGCCCGGCCGCGCCGCGCCGGAAATCCGCTTCCGGCAAGAGGTCATCCATCGCCGCATCGTCGCGGCACGAAAGGCGGCGCGCGACAAGAGCGCGGCGAAACCACGCGCCAAGGCAAAGCCTCCGAAACCGAATGCCTGGGAGAAGATGGGCGTGCTGTTCTCTGACAATGTTCCGGAAGTCGAAAGGCTCGGGATCGTGCTGTGGCCGTGGCGAGACACTCATGTGTGATTGCCCGGCCATAGACCTCGTCTCTATTCATAAGGCTAAGGGAGTGACCCGATGAACGCGGCGATGAAGACCTTCATCGATACGACGAGCGGTTGCGCGGTGCGCCTCCTTCTAACAGAGGACGAGCAAATCTGGGCGTGTAAGCGCGATTTATGGGAATTAGCTAAAGCGCGCGGCGCCCTTTACGAGATTCCTATAAAGGCATTAGTCCAAGTCGTCTCCAAACCGCGTGATTCCTTCTATCTGCCGAGGCGAAAGCTCGCCGTGGTCGAAGAGAGTTGGGCGTCCTTGGGCCTGATGTTTTTGCATTACATAGGATGGGAGCCGTTCCTGCGACTTAGCCACGTCGATGATCCACTCGAAATAGCCGACAGCCTCGTTGAGTCTGTTGCTGATATCGATCCGCCCGCTGTCGATCGACTCAGCGAACTCATTCAGCGCGTTGAAGCTCTTGAGCGGCTCTACAACGCGATGTTGGGCTTCCTTCAGGGAGCGTATGCGAAGCGTCAGGAAGAACTAGAAAAAAGAATACAATCTTTGGAAGCGCGACCCGGCTTAAAAGACGGCGGAGAGGTTGCCCTTCCTGCATTCAAAAAACTACTCAACCAAGGGTACGCGATGTTGAAAGCGGCAGAAGAGCGCGCGTCATGACGATCCTGCCCGCCGAGACCTTGCGCTCTCTTCGCCTAGACGGAGAGGCAAAGAGGCACGCTGCGCGATTGGTGCAGATCGAGGATCAATTCCGCCGAGATAAAGCAAGGGTCCGCAGACCCATTCGCCCGCCCCGTGATATTCCAAATTATATTTCCAGGTGGGTAGGCGGCGAATCAATGACGGCAATTGTTTGGTCGCTTGGCTATAGAGATAGTTCGACCATAACCAACGAGGTTAGAAGCTTTATTTATGGAATGATTACGGACTGTGAGTGCAAAAAGCTCCTCTATCGTCTTGCAGACTTCAAACCCTACGCCCTTCGCGCTCTTGAACGAAGCGCGGTTGGCATATGCCCGTATGAGCTTTCCCAAGTCAACTATGTTCTCGACAAACACCAATATACAAACTTGGTGGCCGCGGTTGTCGCGAGCCCTACAATCGAAGCCGCTAAAGAACTCAGTAGTTTTTTGGCAGTGGACGGGCGTCGTCAACTCGAAGCCATGGTGGCGGCCGATGTGTAATCTCGCATGGCACCCGATTTGGCGGGCGGTCGGTAAGCGTGCTCAGGTTCGCGCGCCCGGCATGGTTTTCCTCGTCTTTGCTGCAATCGAGGGCGAGGGCGATGATGCCTTACGTCTCACCCCGGAGATCCTCGCCGCCGGTCTCGGCTGCCGCGAGGCGACCATCGAACGCATCATGGTCGCGCTGGCGTCTCTCGGTGTCACCTGTGACGGGGTGGTGACCGAAGAGTGGCGCGCGGCCGACCGCGGCCCTAGCATGAAGGGATCGGCGCCGCGCACCCGAAAATGGCGGGAACGCAAGCGAAACGCGGGACTCGCGCCGGCTCCGGCGCCCAACGCTGACCCCGGTCTGGCCCCAGTGTCACAATCGGTCACCGGTGACGCCGCCGCCCCTTCTTATTCTCTCTTTCCTGTAGATCAGGCTTCCCCACAGAAAGAACAAAAAAAGACGCGCACACATGTCGAGAGTAACGAGGACGGGTTTGCGGCGCTGGTCGCGATGTGGCCCCTATCGAACCGGATGGCTGAGGCCGAGCGGGAATATCGCCGCTACCGCCAGCACCGAACCGCATCCGAAATCCTCATGGCCGCCCAGCGGTACATCGAGACCAAGGAAGAATGGCGCTCGGCGCAATTCCTGATGAATTGGCTGCGCACCGACCCTTGCAAAGACCCAGTGCTGCCTCTGGCCTCGGCGCCGTGCGAGGTGCCGGCTGAACCTAAGCCCCTTCGCGAAAACTGGATCAACCGGCTTGCCGAGCTTCGTTCAACCGGTGTCTGGCCGGTCGAGTGGGGAGCGAGATGGGGTGAGCCTCAATGCCGTATTCCCCCCGATACCGGCATAGCTCAAGGGTTTGCCAAGTGGTTTGCTGAACACGCCAATCGTCATTCGGGGGAGCAGATAAGCGCATGAGCCGCATCATAGCCACGACCAACAGCGTACCGACCGTGCCGAGCCGGGCAACGCTGGGCGAGCGGGCGCAGATCGGCCAATTGCGGATGCAGCGCCAGGGCGTACTCGTCCCGGCTCAGTCGCTCCTCCCTCCCGAACCAGTGACGGACATCAAACCGAGCAAACAGCGCAAGCAGCATGGCCCCGTGGTTCGTTCTCGCGAGCAGCTGGTCGACAGCAACGGCAGGCCTGGTGCGCCGTGGCGCGCTGTCCCGCTTCTCGAGCAGATGTCCAGCCGCTCGGCCATCAACCCTCAAATGCGCACCGCAGGGGAGAAGTTCGGCACGCTCTTCCGCCAGGCTGGGCTCGAAGCATTGAAGGCGTCGGCGCTCGACCGCATCGCCGATATCTCGACCCCGATGAGCTATGGCAATTTCGGTAACGAAAAGGCGCGCCGTCAGGTGTCGGAAGCGATTCGCGCATTGGGCGGGCAGTCAGCACCTGGCGCATCCTGCGTCTGGCATGTCCTGGGGCTCGAATGGAGCCTCAGACGTTGGGGTGAAACCCATTGGAATTGCGCGCATAACACCGCTTCCGGGGTGCTTATCGGCGCCCTTGGCGTACTAGCCTCGCATTTCCAGCTTGACAGTGTGGATTCCAAAAGTTGATCACTCTAGGCATGATACGAAAGACGCGCCCGTCGGGGCTTACCGGTGGGCGTTTTCTTTGCGATGCCGAGTAAGCCCCCCGCGCACCGCCCGCTTGGCGCCCTCACCAAGCGCGAAACGGCAATCCAATACGATCAGTTTCGCGGTTCGTCTCATGCTCGCGGCTATGATCGCGGATGGGCACGAGTACGCAACCAGCACATCAAGGCTCACCCGCTCTGTTGTATGTGTGAGCGTGAAGGCCGCATCGTAGAAGCGACCGTCGTCGATCACATCGTTCCCATAGCGGTTGACCCGTCACGCCGCCTCGATCCGACCAACCTGCAAAGCCTCGATGATCAATGCCATGCGATCAAGACGCAGGCAGACAGGCAGCGGTATGGCATAAGCTAACCCGTAATGAATGGCTGCTTGTTCAGCCTTAGCCGGCGGGCGGCCCACCCCTTCAAAGGGGTAGGGGGGTCAGCGATCGGGGCTTCCTTCGAACGCAAACCGTCCCCCGAAGACAGAGACGCCGCCGCAGGTTTTGATTTATTTTTTGTGAGGATGGTATGGGCGCACGAGGCCCGCGCCCGAAGCCGGATGCGCTGAAAGCGCTCGAAGGGAATCCCGGCAAGCGTCGTCGGAAACCCGACCCGGCTCCCGTCCCACAAGGCGCAGAAAGTGTCACGGTCGGGATCGCCCGGCTAGCCGTCCCGCCGCCGCCGCGACAGATGACCCGCGACGCAGCGCTCGAATGGCGGCGGCTCGCGCCCGACCTCATCAAGCTCGGCCTCCTGCGCCGGCTCGACATGTCGGCGTTCGAAGCGCGCTGCGAAATTTACGCGACGTGGCTCAGGTGCCGTCGCAAGATCACCCGCGGCGGCATCACCTACGAACACAACGGTCTGCAGCGGCAGCGACCGGAAGTTCGCCTGGCGCAGGATTGCCTGCGACAGATCCGGCAATACGACAGCGACTTTGGATTGAACCCCGCCGCTCGAGCCCGGGTCGCGCACGTCACTGGCGAGCAACCAGGCCAAGCCCAACTGCCCCTAGGGGATAGCCCCAAGCCCGACCCGTCGAAGACCATGCCGAATAGTGGGGCGCCGGCGCCGGAAGAGAGCTGGAGCGACGATGAGTTCTTCGCGGGCCCTACGCATTGACCCGCCAGAACCGCCTCCGGTAGCGGAGCTCTTCGACGCCGAGGCCTGGGCCAAGTCAACGGCAAAGCCGGACGACTGGTTTGATGAGCGGGCGGCGGAACACGCCGCTCAATTCTTCCCGCGCTACCTTCGCCATACCAAAGGGCGCTGGGCCGGGCAGCCGTTCTTTCTACTACCCTGGCAACGGTCGATCGTCCGTGCGGCCTTTGGATGGAAGCGCGTCAACGGCAAACGGCGGTTCCGCATCATCTGGTGCGAGGTCCCGCGCAAGAACGGCAAGACCGGCCTGGCAGCGGGGATCGGTCTTTACCTCGCTTTCGCGGTCGGAGAGATTGGGGCGGAGGTCTACTGCGCCGCCAGCATCAAGACGCAGGCCTCGATCGCCTTCAACGAAGCCAAGCGCATGCGGGCGCAGTCGCCCAAACTTCGTGAACTGACGAACGCCTTCAAACACAACATCTCCCGACCGGACAATTTCTCCAAACTGGAAGTCATCGCGTCGGATTACGGGAACCTCGACGGGCTCAATCTTTCCGGCCTCTTGGGCGACGAGGTCCACGCCTGGAAAAACAGGGAGTTCTACGAGGTCCTTCACACGGCCGAAGGTGCTCGGGAGGAACCGATGGAGTTCCTCATCACCACGGCCGGGACCGAGATGGACACCCTCGGCGGCGAAATGCACGAACGTGCACAGGCTGTGCGCGACGGCCACGTCGAGGATCATGGGTTCCTTCCTGTCATCTACGCGGCCTCGAAGGACGACGATTGGACCGACCCTGCTGTCTTTGCCAAGGCAAACCCTTCCCTCGGCAGCACGATAACCCTCGAAGCGATCGCCGTTGAAGCCGAGCGCGCCAAGACGCTCCCGCGCTATTTGAACGCCTTCAAGCGCTACCACCTCAACATCTGGACCGAGCAGGAGACCATCTGGCTGCCGCACGACAAATGGTTGGCGTGCAGCCGCGGTCCCGAAAGCGTCACCCTTGAGGCACTTGCCGGCAGGCGCGGTTTTGGCGGTCTCGACCTTTCGTCGACGACCGATCTGACGGCCCTGGCTATTGATTTTCCGCGCGATGACGGCGGGTGCGACCTCTGGATGCATTTCTGGATGCCGTCCGAGGGTATCGCTGAACGGGACAAGCGAGAGCGGACTTCATACGCCAAATGGGCGGCTGAAGGATGGATCACCCTCACCGAAGGTAACGTCGTCGATTATGACGTGATCCGCCGAACGATTACCGGCGAAGCGCCTGGCGCCAGTCCAGATTTCCTCGCCAAGTCCAGGGCAGAAGCCATCGTCAACCGCGTCGAGCTCGTGAGCCTCGCTCGGGACCGCTGGAACTCGACGCAGCTCACGACCCAGCTGATGGGCGACGGGGTCGAGGTCAAGGATTTCGGGCAGGGCTACGCCTCGATGTCGGCGCCCTCGAAGGACTTCGAAAAGCTCGTCATCGAAGGGAAGCTCAACCACGGCGGAAATCCGGTACTCGACTGGATGGCCCGGGTCGTCACTGTGCTTCCCGACGCGGCCGACAACATCAAACCGGTAAAGCCCGATCGACGACGTTCTTCGAAACGGATCGACGGCATCGTCGCTGCGATCATGGCGCGCGGTTTGGCGATCGCCGCGGGGCCGGACGCGATGCCCTACAGCGACGGGCGCCCGTTACTGGTCCTGTGATCTTCGCGGCGCGGAGGATTCCTGGTCCTCTTAGGGAGGCATCATGGGCTTCTGGTCGCGGGTTGCTGATTTTGCGAGACGGAAGGCGGACCCGGCCGGATCGGGCTTTTTCGATGGCGCGGGCTGGGGCGGCGCGGAGAATGCATCCGGCGTCCCGGTCAATTCGTTCTCGGCCATGCAGCACGTCGCGGTCATGGCCTGCGTCGCGATCCTCTCGGAGGACGTGGCAAAGCTGCCGCTGGGTATTTATCGGCGTCGTACTGATGGTGGGAAAGAGCCGGCAAAGGATCATCCGCTCTATCGGCTGCTGAAACACCCGAACCGGTGGCAGACGCGGTTAGAATTCGTCGAGATGATGCAATCCGCATTGGTGCTGCGCAGCAACGCCTATGCCGTCATCATCCGAAACGAGCGCGGGGTGCCGACCGAACTGGTGCCGGTCTATCCTGACCGGGTGTCGCTGTACGAAGCACCAGGTGGAGACTGGTTCTATTGGGTCTCCCGCATGGGGCTCCACGAAATGGCGGTGCTTGGGTCGCTGCCGTTGATGATCCACCACGAGGACATGTTCCACCTCAAGTGGATGTCCTCGTGGAACAGCCTCTTCGGCACGCCGCGGATATCGCTGATGGTCGAGGCGATCGGGTTGGGGATCGGACAAGAGAAACTCTCCGCGGGATTGATCGGAGCGGGCGCCCGACCGAGCGGTGCTTTGCAGACGGATGCGAAGCTAAGCAAGGAAGTCATCGACCGCACCAAGGCGCAGTGGCAAGAGGTTTACGGGGGTTGGAGGAACGCCGGCAAGACGGTCGTGCTTGAGGAGGGTCTCAAATGGGAGCCCCTGATGATGTCGATGGTCGACGCCGAATTCATGGCTTCCAGAGCCTACCAGCTCCGGGATATCGCGCGAGGGTTCAGGGTTCCGCCGCATAAGCTTGGCATCGAGGGCGAAAGCTCCGGCCCGAGCATGGTCCAGCGGGACCAGGATTACCTCAACTCGGTCCTTTCGACCTATTGCGAACGATGGATTGCCAAGGCCGAGGCGACCTTTGGCATCGACGGCGAGGATGTGTTCCTCGCCTTCGATTACGAGCATTTCCTCAAAGCCGACATCATGACCCGCTACCAGGTTGCCCGGCTGGGGGTGATGTCGGGGCTTCTCACACCCAACGAATTTCGCCGGCAGGAGGATTTGCCGGACGATCCGGACGGTAACAAGCTGCTGCAGCCGGCGAATATGGTGCCGCTCGGGACGCCACCAGCACAGAAGGGTGAGGGTAGCGCGCCCGGCAGTGATGGGACGGGCCTTCCGGCCGAGGGTGGCGATGGCGATCCGGCGCAACTGCCCAGCGCAGAGCCGCCGACGATACCGGTTTGATGGTGGGGCTAAACTTTCCTCGTCGCTTTGCCGTCTGGTCCCATCTCCCAAAGATCGGGGCGGACCATGACGCGGAGAGCGTCGATGTTGTCGTCTACTTCCTTTCCAGTCAGCGCGGAGCCGGTCGGCTCATCTGATCCCGGCAGATCGCAGGGCTCAAGATCGTCGGGGTCGATCCCGAAGACACCCCGATCGAAGGCGACCTCATTGAATTCCCCGGTTATGTTGACCCTTACCGAGTTATCTTCACTGAAGCTGGCAATAGTAACTCGGTGTCCAGTGGTTTTCATACGATAGAGCGACCAAGGCTCGAGCCGGGCGCCTAGCTCTTGGACGACGGT